GATTGTTGTGTTACCAGTTCCATATATCCACCAGCAAGAGATTCCAGCCAGTCAGTTAACCATTTGATATCTAATTCTTTCTTGTTGGGGTATATTTGAATTGTGCCGCCGCCGTGTTGACTCTTATCGTTGGCAACACTGAACTCTGTATCATCTGTCAACGATGAGCTCATGGTATAGATACGACTGAATTCTACCGGAGTTACTTGATCAACCGCAATCATTATGGGTTGAAAGTAAGCAACTTTTAATGTAATCATAGTATCTTATCCAATTGAATTATTTCACTTTGTCTTGATATTTCTTTTACAAAATATACACAATCCGGCTTTTCTCCAAATCTAGTTGGCGTTGCCAGTAACTGTCCGTTTTTCATTTTAGGAAAGTACCACTTGACATCACTGTAAAAGTTTATAATTTTAATAGGCTTGAACTCTACTCTAAAACTACTCAGCGGGTTAAACACTAGAGCTTCAAATCCACGGTCGTTTAGACTGGTTAATGGCAATATTTCAATATCACAACTGCTTGAACTGTCTCCCACAGCAATACTCCAATCAATGGGCATTGTTACTTCGTCGTTGCCAATTTGCAACACTATTGCTGGCGCATTGAAACTTTCTAGGAATATTAATGGCATAAAGAAAAAGTCAGGCTCTTGTGGATTACTGTTGTCTAATACAGCGAATCTGGTGTTTTCATCAACTTCCTCTGGTAAGTTGTTTAACGAAAATGTTTCATTGTCTAATGTTAATATCTGCATAAATCCTTATTTTTGCCAGTCCACTTTATCTAATGTAAAGGGGTACTTGGCGTCCTTGTAAAATTTCTTACGCTCGGTAAGATGCCGTTTGGCCCATTTGCAGGTGCTGGTTAAATCCCAAATCTGGACGAAGTCTTTGTCTTCTGCTTTTCTAATGCCTCGCCCAATTGACTGTATAACTCTGACAAAGCTCTTTCCGGGTTCCAAAAGAACCAAATTAAAAATACGAGGGATATTAATACCCACAGCGGCCACACCGTAAGTCGCCACAATAATTTTGTTAGTACTTGTTTTAACATCATCATATTCTTCTTTTCTGTCTTTTGTTTTAACTTCACCTGATATAAACACACTGTCTTCTATTTCATTTACTAAAAATTTGCCTGAATCTATTCTATTAACTAATATTAACGTGTTGCCTGTTTCATTGATTTTTTTAACTAACTTACTGATATAAATCATCCTGTCTTCGTCAGTAACAAGATACTTTAACTCTTCGGGGTATGTTTTAAATTCGGGTAAATCTATCATCTGTACCACATTTACATGACAGTTGGATAACACACCTTTCTCTTGTAACTCGTGTGCTTTGATGCCGCCCACAACTGGACCAATACTGGCAAAGATAGGTTCGCTTTCATAATCACCTTTGGGCACAGTGCCAGTTAATCCCCAACGCACCGGTGCATTACACAAATTTTGTGTAAGCAAATTCTTAAGAACATCTGCTTTTGCCATGTGTACTTCGTCAACAATTACTGTTTTAACATCAGCAAGAAATTCTGCCAAACTCATGATAGCGTATTCGTGATTTTTGCTTTTCTTATCAAAAATATTAAGACTTTGCCAAGTACAAATTGTATGCGTTTTGTCAAGATTTTTACGGTCGCCGTAATACACACCAACATCTAATCCAACATTAATAAAGTCTTCTTCAGTTTGTTCAACAAGACTTTTGTTAGGCACAATGGTGATTGTGCGACCATATTTTTCAGCAAGATGACTCAGAGTTGCTGTGGTTATTGTTTTGCCTGCACCTGTGGCAATCTCTTGCAATGCCTGTGTGTTGGTGAGAAATTTGTTAATTGCATCAACTTGATAGTCACGCAACATGATAGGCTCGCCTGCTTGCTGATGTCCGCTTGGCCACACTTTGCCCATGTCAGCCCAGTAGGTTTCTGTTACTGGTTCAAATGTGATTTGTTTAGTTGTGCGCAAGTCTTCCAACTCGTCCACATCAATATCCATATCGGCCAATATGCCAAGACAGCGTTCCAATTGGCTGAGGTATCCGTTACCACCTAGTCCAAACATACTTACCTTGCCATCCCATCGGCCCAGCTGAAATGCAGGTCTGTAACGTGCAGTCGGGTCCATGTACTTAAAAGCCGCGGTTAATTTTTTGCGAGCTTCTAATGATAGGCCCTCAAATTTGATATTAACTTCATCGCGAATTATTAATTTTACCGACATAAATTTAGTTCTGTTTGTTCCATGATTGAGGGCTGTTCTGCATACTCTATTACTAGGTCGCAACAGTTAGAGTATACAGCAGTTTTACCGTGACGTAAACCCATTCGAGTATCCAAGGTAATAACACTCATGGGTCGCCATGCAGCTTTCAAGAAAAATTTTGGCAATTTTCCACTAGACACACATGCCACTTGTGTGTCAGTTGTGAGGTTGTAATTGTAATTTTTTTCTGCAATAAACTGATTAAATGTCTTACCAGACTCGTCATTTGCTAGTCTAAAATAAACACCTATGCGATTAAAAATATTATTTTTTTCCAGCGCATCTGATAAAATTTCAAGATTTTCAAAGTACTTGTTAGTGATCACAGTGTCAAACACCACCAGCAATGGCAACCGTTTTAATTGGATTAGTCCAGCAATCACTTCGTCTAATCCGTGTTCTTTTTTGTCAACCCACACTTTTGTTTTTGACCTAGTGGCCATGTACTCCACCAGATTTTCACCTGGATTTTTTGGATTTTCCACACGGTACTGATAACGCATGCTACGGTCATTAATAATATTTTGATCAATTGTAGTTTCAATGCCAAGGTCAGCGGTGATAGACTTTTGAAAATTTGGATGGATTATGTTGGTGATTAAAAACTGGTTATCAACCTCGTTTTTTGACCAAGATTTTATAATTTCATAGTGGCCCGTTATGGTGTCATCGATTTCAAACTCAAGCGGTGCAAGTGCTTCGTACAAGTGTACAATGTTACTTTCTGTCAATGCGGCCTGCCATCTTTTATGGGTTTGCGTGGTTGTTAAACTTTCTATTTTTTCGCTGATACCTTGGAGAATTTTACGAATATTTGAGGAAAATGTAAATTCAATAAAAATAGCAAATTCTTGTTCAGCGTCTCGATCAATGTATAATTTTTTCACCTGCTCGATGCGTCTAAACGTTTTAGACCAACTTGGAGTAGTAAGAGCTGTTTTAATTTCTTCGGAAAAAACCGGTATTTTTTCAGAATTTTCCCTGAGAATTTTAACTAACAGTTGACTTTGATTTTCAGTGATGAATAGATGCGTATTGATAGAAGATGCCAGACTTCTAAGCACACGCGAGTCTCTACTAGCAATTTGTTCTTCTATAGTAGTCTCTGGAAAATTTACAATTTTTAATAAAAGGGCATCGATAGTGGTCATAAAGTAAGTATACACTAAAAGATTTGTAAAATCAACCTTTTAGAAATCAATTGTTATTTTTAAAATTAACCCACTGTTCCAACAGGTCACTACTTGAATTTATTTTGCTATTTCCGCCAACACCAAATTTAAATAATATGTTAGGCACTGTAGTTTCGGGTACATTTATGGCATTTCTGTCACCACCGTTGGCAAATATTATACTGTCGTTGGGATATAACAATTTTACGTTTTTAATAGCTTCGATAGCAGTATCATTGTCATCATTGAACAATATAACACCGCTGACCATTTTTAAATTTTCAATAATTCTAACACGATCCGCAATAGGCAAAAAATTCTTGCCTTTTTTACGTGTGAGCCATGCATCGCTGTTGACGCCAACAATTAATTTGTCACCCAGCTTTTGAGCTTGATTAAAATAATCTATGTGTCCAGCATGTAGTGGATCGAATCCACCTGTAACTAAAACTATTTTCATATGCTGGCATCTTCCATGCCAGCAACACGCAATTTCACAATGTTAGTTATCTGCCATTGTTTTTGATCAAGTGATTTAGTAATACCCAACCACTTGTTTCGGAGCAAAGCAAACTCGTTGATAATTTTTTCAAAGTCAACAACATCTGCTTCTCCTTCTACATAACGGTCACAATCTCTACTGCTTAACGCACGTTGATAGGTCTCTAAATACTTGCGAAAGTGCTGACTTTTGAGTCGACGCAATTCAATGTTGAGATATTCTAAAATAGCTTCAATTTCTTGTAGCTGGCTAAATCGTTGTTCTACCACGCCCGGCAATGCAGCCGCAGCCCGTTCAACATTACCAATTAAACGAACTTCTTTTCTTGCCTCCAGAAGTTCGTCTTCATAGTACAGCACAGCATCTGGGATATGACTGATATCCTTGGCTATTTTGGCATACCACATTAAAACTCCAATTCACCGTAGTCTTCGTCGTCTTCTTCTACTTCGTCTTCATTTAGATAATAACCAATGGCTTGATCTAAAATTTCATCAACGCCTGTGGCATCCTTAAATACCTTATCGGGAACACCGAAGTCTGCCAGCATGTCAATATAACGTTCTGCCACAGTTTCTAGTTGTTTCTTATCCATGTATTCGACGAACATTAACCACACGTCGCCAACTTGAGTTTCATTCAACATCTTCTTCGTTCTCCTTAGGAATGGTAGTTGTTGTTAACGGTTTGATATGAAATTTTGCCATTAACATATCTAATTTATCATCTTTCCATTCTTTTCGGTAGAATTTGAACTCTTCACCTGTTTCTGGATCAACCCATTTGAGTCTGTTGCCTTCTTGTTTCAACAAGCCAGCTTTCTCGCACATGTCCAC